CAAAATAGTGAAACAAAAGGGCAAACAATTTCCCATAATGCGAAATACAGTCGCGGCATATGGGAACCTACTCACGCGACACCACTGACCAGCTCACCGCCCGACGCGCTGCATTAGCCGACGCGCTGCACAAACGCCTCACCCAGCCCACCTCCGTCAACCACAACGGCAGCAGCGCCCACTACGCCCAAACCACAGACACCATCAAACGCGAAATTGCCGACATCGACCGCGAGCTAGACCGCCGCGACGGCACCCCGGCGCAAAACCGCCCCTTCTACGTCATCGGCTAAGGCCAGCACCCCATGGCCGACATCCTCAACAAAATCAAAACCATCGCTGGCCGCCTATTTGGCGCGCCAGAAACCAGCGCGCGCACCAGCGCCGCCAGCCTCAGCAGCCACGCCGCCGCCAGCTACGCCGACCCCAGCATGGCCCACTGGACCCCTGGGGCCTACAGCGCCGACGCTGACCTGCTACCCGACCTGCCCACCCTCACCGCCCGCAGCCGCGACCTCAGCCGCAACAACGGGCTCATGTCGGCCGCCATCCAAACCCTCTGCGACAACATCATCGGCAGCACCCAGCGCCTCAACGCCACCCCTGACTACCGCCTGCTCGACTGGACCCTCGACCAATCGCGCGACTGGAGCAACACCACCGAAGCCAAATTCCGCAGTTGGGCCGACAGCACCGCCTGCGACGCCACCGACACCCAAACCCTGCTCGGCCTCAGCCACCAGGCCCTGCGCGGCTGCCTACTCAATGGCGATGCCATCGCGCTCCCGCTCTGGCTCCCCGAACCCGGCGCCGACTGGTCCACCCGCCTCATGCTCCTTGAGAGCGACCGCCTCTGCACCCCCACCCACCTGCAAAACACCGACAACATCCGTGGCGGCATCGAATACAACCCCCACGGACAACCCATTGCCTACCACATCCTGCGCCGCCACCCCGGCGACATCTTCATGTATGGCAGCCGCGCCACCCTCGAATGGGACCGCATCCCGGCCAAAAACAGCTTTGGCCGCCGCCAGGTCATCCACCTGCACGACAAAGAACGCACCGGACAAAGCCGTGGCAAACCCATCGCCACCGTCATCATGCGCGAACTCCGCATGGCCGGCGACTACGCCCACAACGAACTCAGCGCATCCGTCACCAACTCCATCGTTGCCGCGTTTTTAGAAACCGACCTTGACACCAACAGTGCCAGCGCCCTATTTGGCCAAGACCCCAGCACCACCTGGGCGCAAAACACCGAATACGCCAAAGCCAGCGGACTAACCACCAAAAAAATGAGCAGCGGCGGCATCGTCACCCTCCCCCCCGGCACCAAAATCAACACCATAGCCCCAGGCCGCCCCAACGCCAGCTTCGAGGCCTTCATGCTTGCCAGCCTGCGCAACATCGCCGCCGGCCTCAACATCCCCTACGAACTGCTGGTCAAAGACTTCAGCAAAACCAGCTATTCATCCGCCCGCGCCTCCATGCTTGAAGCCTGGCGCTACTTCAACAACCGCCGCCGCTGGCTCACCGAAACCTGGCTCAAACCCGTCTACGAACTCTGGCTCGAAGAAGCCATCAACACCGGCCACATCCAGGCCCCCAACTACTACAGCCACAAATACGCCTACAGCCGCGCCCGCTTCATCTTTGGCGGCCGTGGCTGGGTTGACCCGGTCAAAGAAGCCCAAGCCGCCCTCATCCGCATCCAGGCCGGCCTCAGCACGATGGAAAAAGAATGCGCCGAACAGGGCGAAGACTACGAAGAAATCCTCGACCAACAAGCCATTGAAATGGCCATGAGAAAAGAACGCGGCCTCCCCGCCATCAACCCCCAGGCCATCACCGGGCAACAACAACAAAACCAACCAACCCCCAGCGAAGACAAAACCGACAAAACCGGCCCCGAGGCAGACGACGACCTTGAAGACCCCAAGGACAACGACCCGCAAGACTCACAAAACGACAGCCCGGACCAGTCCGTAGCCAAAGCCGAAACCAACCAAAACTGGCAACACGAAACCAAGCGGACATATCCACAGCCTTCGCAAGCGTCTGGTCTGGCACGCCCATACAGGACAAACAAATGAGCTTCCTATCCGCCCACCCCCACCTCGCCGCGCGCATCTTCAACGTCGCGCTCCTGGTACACCCGCAAAAGCTCGACGCCATCATTGCCGGCCTTGGCGCCCGACTGCTTGGGGCTCAAATCACCCCCAGCTTTGAGGCCAGCGCCACCCTGCCCCCTGAACTCTTCACCACCCGCAAAGGCCCCCGCGCTGACCGTGGCTACCAGGTGATCGACGGAGTCGCCGTCCTCAACATCAGCGGCGCGCTGGTCCACAAAACCCGTCTTGAAGCCGACAGCAGCACCCTGCTCGGCTACAACTCCATCGCCGCCGACCTGCAAGACGCCATCGACCAGCCTGACATCCACGCCATCCTCCAAGTGTGGGACAGCCCCGGCGGCGAAGCCCAGGGCGCCTTCCAATACGCCGACCTGGCCCGTTCCCTGCGCGGCAAAAAACCCTTCTACGCCATCGCCGACGGCATGGCCGCCAGCGCCGGCTACCTCGGCGCCAGCGCCGCCGACCAGCTCGCCATCACCAGCACCGGCTACGCCGGCAGCATCGGTGTCGTCATGCGCCACGTTGACATGAGCGCCGCCCTGATGGCCGAAGGCGTGCGCGTCAGCCACATCTACGCCGGATCCAAAAAAATCGACGGTAACAGCTTCGAGCCCCTCAGTGCCGCCGTCCGTGCCGACTTCCAGGCCGAAATTGACGGCCTCTACAGCACCTTCATCGCCGCCGTCGCCCAGGCCCGCAGCCTCAACCCCGAAGCCATCCGTGCCACCCAGGCCGCCACCTACCGAGGCCAACACGCCATTGATGCCGGCTTAGCTGACCGCCTCAGCACCGCCGACACCCTCATCTCAGAATTGGCCGCGACCCGCTCGCGCCTTTACCCGGTCGGGCAAATTGCCCGCGCATCAACCGCTGCAACAGGAGGCCTCATGACCCAAGCCAGCACCCCCACAGGCGGTCAATTGGCCGCCACCCTGCCACCCACTGCCAGCACCCCCGCACCCATGAAAACATTCACCCAAACCGAAGTCGAAGCCCTCGTAGCCACCGCCAGCGCCCATGCTGCCACCACTGAGCGCGTCCGCCTGGCCGCCATCCAGGCCCACCCCAACGCCAGCGCCCAGCCCGGCATCGTCAAGCTCTGCATCGACACCGCCATGACCGCAGAGCAAGCCGCCGCCCTACTCAGCGCCGCCACCACTGCCGCACCCGCCGCACCTACTGCCGCTGCCAACCCCTTCGCTGCCGCCATGGCCGCCGCAGGCAACCCAGCCACCAGCGGGATCAATAAACCGCAACAAAGCCACGACGACCCGGCCGTTGAAATGCGCGCCGCCATTGCCGCCGCCGTCGCCAGCTTCAACCAAAAAGCAGCCAAAGCCTAAACACCAGCCCAAGCGACCAACCCAAACCGAAAGCCAACCATGAGCATGAACCGCGCCGCATTCGGCACCACCGGCACCAACACCACAGAATTCCTCATCCACGGTGGCCACGACGACCTAGTCGCCCGCAAAGTCATCATCATCAGCGGGCAAAACCTGACCCGCGGCGCCGTTATCGGAAAAATCACTGCCAGCGGCAAATACACCCTAAGCCTCAGCGGAGCATCAGACGGCAGCCAGGTCCCCGACCTCATCCTGGCCGAAAACATTGATGCCAGCGCCGCCGACGCTGCCGCACTGGCCTACAGCCGCGGCGACTTCTTAATCCCCGGCCTCACCATCGGCACCGCCCACACCGCCGCCAGCATCACCGAAGGCCTGCGCACCAAAGGCATCGTGCTGTTCCCCGGAACCGTCTAAAAAAGCCGCCCGCCACACCCGCCAGCCACACCCACCCAACACCAGGAAAACCCACCCATGGACGCCACCACATTTCTGCGCGACAGCTTCTACCTCACCGGAGTCGTCAACGACATTGACCTGCCCCCGCCCTTCATCAGCAACAGCTTCTTCAGCACCGTGCGCCCCATGCAGACGCAGGAAATTTATTTCGATATCGAATCCAACCGGGCCCGCCTGGCCGCCTTTGTCTCGCCCCACGGAAACGCCCAAACCGTCAAATCAAAAGACTTCGTCACCAAAAGCTACCGCCCGGCCTACATCAAAATCCGCAGCGTTTTCAACGCCGACAGCGCCCTCAACCGCCTGCCCGGCGAGCAATTTGGCGGCACCGCATCTCCCGCCGCCCGCATGACAGCGCGCGTCACCCAAGCCGTCGCCGACCACCGCGCCATGATCGACCGCCGCATCGAAGTCATGGCCATCGAAGCCCTACTCACCGGTGGCCTGGTCATCGAAGGAGACCAATACCCCACGCAAACACT